GCCCCCCCTTAGACATTGCTGTATAAGAATTTTTCATCAAGACATTCGTTGTTATGAACGCCTTAACTTTTACCGATAAGATCTTAGAGTGCCTATCTCGGGATGGTCCCGAGCTTGGCGTCACACATGCATTAATTCCCCTGAAAGACATCCCAGCTTTAAAGCCGGGTTTGTCCTTTTTAGGGATGCATTGTGTGTCTCCACGTTTTTCACCAAAACTTCAGAAATGGAATTTAGGAAGTCGAGTAATACCGCATGCGCTCAAGTTATCCAGAGCGTACTATGAGGTAATCCTCGACTCATATCCTAAATTCTTATCCTTTAGTTTAAATGAGCAGTTAGAGGCCTTAAAATCTATGGCCTCTTGGAATCTTGAAGACTTCGTTAAAAACGCGAAGTTCTTCACTGTCTATCCACTGGCAAGGTTCTTAAAGAACCCCTTGCCAGTCCGTCCCGCTTCCTTTCCGGAAGCAATGCATATTTCTCTGTTTACCGGGCGATTGAAGAGATTCTTCAAATCGCGTATTGTGGCCTTTAATAGGAAGAACCTAGGTTTTTACCAAGGTCTTCTTCAAGGTGTGAAGAGAGGTGCCGAAATCGTTCCCGATGATTTTGTTAGAGATGCGATGGTAAAACATCGTACTATTCTATCAAAACCCGAACTCGATCACGACGTCAATCCTACGGATTGGGCTGAGAAAAGTGACTTTATGGATTTTCAACCATATTATCAACGTTTCTTTAAAAAGTTCAAGCCCGTAACACCTACCTTGCTAGAAGCTTCTACTTCCGCTGGCTTTTCTTCAAAAAGAGGAGAAGGCGGAGCAAGAGCGTTCCTACGAAAGGTCCACAATTATTCAGGTAATATCGACACTGAAGAGAACGATCTTCTTGAGATGTACGAATCAAGACCAGGAGTTGTGAAAACAACACGTGGACAGGCGACTTGGAGCAATTTTGGCTCTCTGATGTCTGATATCCACTTGATGTCTCTCGACTCTGATCTTAATGATCAGTACATGCATAAGAAGGTCTCAGTTTCCGCGGTTTGCGAACCTTTAAAAGTTCGTTTAATTACCAAGGGAAATGAATTCTCTTACTATGCCTCTCGGTTCTACCAAAAGGCATTATGGCGATATTTACAGAAATACCCACAATTTGTCGCTACAAGTCGACCTATCCAAACATCTGACTTCTACTCTCTTCTCGAAAGAGAGGAAAATCTCTTTAAAAAGACACCTACCCGAAAATCGGCGGGTGTACCTTTTAAAGGCTTATATAATCAATCGCTTATCGAAGTAAAACCTTTTGACCAATGGGTCTCAGGGGATTACTCCGCAGCAACTGATTCTATAAAGATTAATCATACTAAGGAAGCTTTCGAAGCTTCTCTAAGTAAGAGTCGTTTAGGTGATGATGTTATTGGACTGCTACGCTCTGTTATCTACGAGCAAGAGATAAGTTATCCGAAGAGATTTTCGGAAAAAGGAGGTTTAGACCCCATTATGCAGACCAATGGTCAGCTGATGGGTTCTACCCTTTCTTTTCCAATCCTCTGTACGATAAATCTCATAGCATATTGGGCGGCCTTGGAAGAGTATTTTGGAAGACAAATATCTATCCATGAACTCCCCGTTATGATTAACGGTGACGACATATTGTTTCGTACCAATGATGAATTCTATGCCCTTTGGTTAAATAAAGTCGCTTCAGTTGGATTTGAACTTTCACTAGGAAAGAACTATGTCCATAAGACTTTCTTCACTATAAATTCTAAAGGCTTCCTGTTTGACAGGGGCGCGAAGACTTTTAGTGAAGTCAGTTACCTGAACGTCGGACTTTTAACCGGACAATCGAAATTGGGGAAGCGCAAGAAGGACCTCCTTCCAATTAACTCTATTTATAATGAAGTTATGGAAGGAGCTCACGATAAGTATCGCGCTCATCAAAGGTTTATGCATTATAATAAGAAGGACGTAGACACGTGTACAAAGGCAGGACAATTCTCACTCTTTGTGTCTCCATTCTTGGGAGGTTGTGGCTTCAAGCTACATCCTGAGGTCAGACCTCATGTGTACTTTACAAACTTTCAAACGAAGTTAGCATCGTACATATACCAAGAGGTGTTATTAAAGACACATCAAAGTGATTATGAACCTTTTAAGGCTCTTTCCTACCGTATACCAGCGTTACAAGATTCCATAAAAAATATTAATGTGAAGAGGAAGCTGTATCATCACGGTTTCTATCGATTTATCCCTCTCACTCAACCCAACAATGAAAATCAGTTGGACATTCCACTTGAAAACTCGAGTCCCTACTTAAACGTAGGTTCGATTGATAGCGAATCCCACCCTCTGGAGATTAAATCCTTCCCTATTAAGACATTACTGTCTTTTAGAGAGGAACTTAAAAATCCTAAGAGTAAGATTCGGTACCATACAAGGATGAATAATCTTTTCCTTGATCTTCAGGTAAAGATTGTTGAGGAGAAAGTCGTAGATACTATACAATTTAAAGTCCCCGAGGGCCTCATCATGGATGAGTACCTGGAGTAGAACCTGGGTATCGACCCGAACATGTCGTTAAACTGTTCATGGGGTTAGGATTCTTAAACAGACCAAAACTATTATTTTAGTGCTATTCAGAATGCCAAGAGACCGCACGGCTCTATCTTATATAAACGAGGAAGTTTATATGAGAGAATCCTGATGTACGGTCCACTGTTGTTAATCAGTGGATCCCATACAAAATTAACTTTAAGTATAGTAATCACTACGAACTATGAATAAATCAAAAGCACAGCTTCCAAAGAATTCAAAATTATCCCAAAATGGGATGACCAAAGTCAACGCTCCTGTAGCCAAAGGTATTATCCAAAGACTTACTAAACCTCGGTTTAGTATGCCTAAGAACAATTCTGATGGTAGGGTAAAGATCTGCCACAAAGAGTACATTGCCGAAATTAACGGTTCTGTTCTCTTTGCTTCGCAGGAGTTCGGAATAAATCCCGGACTTCCTTTATCTTTCCCTTGGCTAAACACCATGACAACTGGTTATGAGTCATATAAATTCACAAAACTGAAATACGTTTATGAATCTACATCTCCCACTACCATTGCCGGTGCAGTTATTATTGCAGTCGACTTTGATGCTGCAGACTCAGCTCCAACTACTAAGACTCAAATCATGGCTTACCACAATGCTGTGAGGGGTCCCGCTTGGGAATCCTTCACATATACTTGTGATAAATCTGATCTGGCGAAGTTTAACCAAAAGTTTATTCGCTATGGAAAGTTGAAGAATGCCCAAGATGTTATTCTCTACGATGTCGGTAATGTCTTTGTCGCAACGACAGGACAAGGGACTTCAGCCGCCGTGGGTGAACTGCACGTTGAGTACGAGGTGGAATTAATAACTCCACAACTCGATCTCACCGCGTATGCCACAGCCACGTCGGCCAGAGTCAACAGCGTAGGAACCGCAACAACACTTAACTGGTTGGGTACATCCATCATAAATACAGGTGGAGTACCGGTGACACTTTCTACGTCACCTTACGGTATTAACATCCTGGTTCCAGGTCAGTATCAGTTAACATTGACACTAACCGGATCTGGGTTCTCTACAGTATCACCAACGATAACATCTGTAGGTAATATAGTCAGTCTTGCGACCAGTGCTAATACGACCGGAGTTGCCACGTACATCTTTCTTGTTCAGATCGATGTACCGTCATCTCCTATCGCCATTAGTGGTCTCACAACTGGTACTATTACCTCCTCGGTCTTACGCATAGGTTACTATGCCGTATCGTTGGGATAATTGAATTCTCTTCACACCTGCTCACTATACTCCTTTCTACGGAGTACTGCGTGTTGGTGAAAACCACGCAGCGTCTGGCACTCCCCGTGCCCAGATGTTCAAATCGATGCCTTAAATAAGGCTAGGACATAAACATCCATGTCCTCAAAATCTTGATATTCGTTCTGAGGTCGAGTCACCGTGACTCGTCCTTGGCCTGAAGACCAAGGTGGGTT